TGTGTTTGTTTGTGTTTGGAAAGGGGTTGGGCGCAAAATTTACGGTCTCAGTCTCATTCGGGCTTCAAGGTTCTCATCACGTCCAGTGTCTAGATCGATAGTCACTTGGTAGCCGATGTTAAGTTGAGGGTTCCTTGCAAGCCAGTCATGATATCGTTGTAGTGTTGCAATGAATGGAATGATGTCTTCCTTGATTTCAAACCGCAGTACATGTGAATGAATCATTTCTTATCCAAGACTTCTTGCTTCATTGTGTCTCCCCGGTGTTTGGAATGAAAGAATAGCCAGACCATGAGACGTTTTTGCTAGACTCATTATATGAATGTGAAAGCTTCCATTTAACAGTTTTCTGATCGAGGTTGTCTACGTCGCTAGGATCGTAAAGTACGAAGTTGGGAAATTTCTCAGCCGCAAACTTTTTACAGGCTTCAAGGTCGATTCGTTCTGCATTAAAAACAATCGGCTCATCCCTGATAACAACCGTGATTACCTCCGGTCCGAAGATGAAAGTTGAGCATTCATTGCCTCCCAGGTTTATGAGTTCTAGGTACATATCAATTATAAGGGTCTCAAGTTTAGTCTTTGACATTATTATTTCCTTTTAATTAGATTGAGTTGAGAATAGCGTTGCTGATGGAACCCACTTGCTATTACTCAGGTCAACATTCTTATCTTCATGGATCTTTGCCCGAGTTGTCTGTGCTATTTCAGTCCGTATATCCATATCAGCAATCGCGTTCAGCTCATCTACAGACCAAGTGAACAGATCGATAGCAAAGCCCATAGGAGTGAGGATAGGACAGGGGATGACAAAAGGGCGCGTGTGTGTTGGAGAGGTAGCTATATAATGTAGTACCTGCTTAGCAATGTCTCTAGCTTCTAATGAAGAAAGGTTGGCCGCGGTAATTAGCTGGGAGTGCTTGTCATTAAATACGTTCATGTTGTTATTTCCTCTTGTTGAGATTTGAAAGTTGAGTGTTGTACTGATAGAGAAGATGCTCTAGCTCTTTGTCATCTGGTGAGAATAAAAGAACACCGTCATGCTGTGCAGCCTTAATAGATTGAATGTCCTTGGTGAAACCGCGATCTGTGATGATGATTCCCATTGATGTTGGCTTGGCTACAATCCATGGGGTTGCTGGTTCTAAAGCTGTGTAGTTCAACATGTTGTTCTCCTGTGTATATGCAAGCGTCATGATATTAGCTTGCCCTTATAAATGTATTATACAGAACCCTGATTGATTTGTCTAGTGTTTGTAGTGAAAAAGAGTGTGGCGGCAAAAATATAGATGAAGAACGGCATGGCCTTATCTTCATCATAATGCACTATCTGCACATAGGTATGAGCTCATACAATAGGGGCTTGGCCTTTCGAGGGCGGTCGACGGCCAGCCCCGCACAACTAATGATTGCAACATGTACATGGGTAGCCAGTAGGAACATATACAAGTCTGTAGGGAGATGACAAGGGACCCGCGACCAGCGGCACGCCCGCAGACATCTCTACCTATGTACGTATAGAAACCCTTGTGTACGTTCACTACATAAAGGCTTGCTTGTTATCAGGTATGGATTGTAAAGAGGGTTGGGCCGCAAATAAAATGCTCTGGTTGAATGTACATACAAGGGTGTGTCTGCTCCCATTGATTCCGCGCCACACCCTTTCTACATGCACATCTAAAGACTAAGCATTACTCATTACCCTCCTCACGTCGGGGTTTGTGTTTGCTGTCTGCTGTCTGTACATAGATGATTATCGTTTATGCTTTAAGGGAAGAAGGTTGGGCGCAAAAATACGGAACGCCAACATGCGCCAACTATGTATGTCTCTAGATGTCTAGCTGCAAGCCTGTAGGGAAGGAAGTGTGGTACGCAGGGTCTTGGCTAGGGACCGGCCATTGCCGCACGCCCGACGACTAGACCCCTAATCATTGCCGCCAACAACTCTCTACAGACCAAACCATACTGTCTACTTGTCTTCCTAAACGATTATCATTTATCATGTAAGAATGGAAAGAAGGGTGCCGCGAATATTTATGGCCTCCATAAATAGAGTGGCTGTGTACATTGTACAGAAGGGTTGGCTTGCTCCTTTCAACCCGCCGCCACCCCTTCCCGTCCTCACCTACAGACTAATCATTATAGGTACGCTATGGCTGGGGCGTTGACCATCTGCTCATAAGACCCAGCCATTAATATGTAGGTATTGAAGAGAGGTTGTGCCGCAATGAAATGGTGATGTGTGAGGCTTCCGAGCACATCTATATAGAGAAGGTTCGGCGTGCGGGCACTGGCCGATCCTCACCTTCTCACATTGCAATTGCAAAACCAATGAACGCAACCCGACGTGAGGAGGGGATGTCTATATGCAACAAAACCCCGATGACAAGTCACCGAGGTTTGTATATGTATTTATATTTTGTTTGTTTGTTTGTTTGTTTTTGATAAAGATCTAGTCTAGTCAATGAATATTGACTTTCTAGAACCCATCAACCAAGAACCCTTGGCTAAGAATGAACTGTACTTGCCTTCAGCTCACTCTCGATACCACCACCATCAACAAGTCACACTGCAGAAACCTCTCGGCTGTTCTCAACCTGCAGGACCAAGTCATTGACTAGGCTCCCCTATTCACAAACGCGATGTATACTCACTGGGCGGGGACTTGGGGCGACTGTCGATCCTGGACTTTTGTTTTACGGTTGAGAGTCAGTGTGGCGGATGCTTCTTTCAACATCTCTTCTAGAGCCTCTTGTCAACCTTGTCCTGATTCGGGTAAGTGCCTCACGGGTATCTATCTAACGTCGACTTGAAACATGTGAGTGGGTGTCTCAAATCCCGGCGGGAATCACTTCCCCAAAAAGAACAGAACTCTCTCAAGCTCATAAACAGATTCTACATCTGGTGACCTGAGCTGTCTACGGCTGATTGAAAAATATTTCTAAGTCTCTTCACAACCCGCTGACAGATTATCTTAGACACGGTCATGATCTGCGTCAAGGGCCTGTCAACATATTTTTGAAGCTACACACGAAGCCGTCGCAACGCTAGGCTTCTATGCACGAAAGCAAGAGATAAGAGCACTGTGTTTCGTTGAAGTTCTTTCTCAGTCACTTGGTGAGGCTTCTATTATTGTGTGCAAGCTTATAGTGTTGCTGTTGGATCGGCAATGAAAGAAGGGTGCCGCGCCACAAATTTAAGCGGCCCACCCTTCTCTTCTCCAGCTCAGACTTCAAACGCTCGCCTAATCCGATTAACAGCACCAAGCATAAGCTCATGAACAATATCAGCTTCATTAGGAAACTCAAGCTGCAGGTAATAATACAAACCTTCCTCTTTGTGAATCTCAAACCAGCGAACACTTTGAACACCAACGGCTTGTAATGCTGGGGCAATTGCACTATCACTAGGTATGTTGTCCCAAACGATGGTTCCCCCGTGGCCTGGATCTTCACACATCAATAAGAGTGAGTTCCTAACAACAGACATATCAATTGGTGTCTTGTCGTATGAACCGCGGATGGACTTATTTCTCGCGCCCCACACTTCATACATCGTAGTCAAATACATCTGTATACCAACACGAGGGATGCTTCCACCATTGGACATCATCATGATACGCACTGCAGTGGCATTGGTTCCAGTCAATAAGATTGAAAGATCCTCATAGATACCAGCAATCCTCTTCAGGGTATTTGGAATGTTATCAGCTTTCTCTTCCTTTGACTTCTTCAACCAGTCAATGCCGCAGTTGATAGCCCGATAAACAGCATAGGATGCCATAAAGACAGGTAAAGACCAAGGGCCAGCCGTTGAAGCCAGTGATGTTAATTGTGTAAGAATTTCTATTTCCATTTGATTCCCCAGGGCTGATATTTTTGTCTCCTACTAAGTAGAAGTCACTATAGTCACGGTATTGAATAAATAGTATGTATTACACTTAATGGCTCAGGCACATATGACAATAAAATAGAGTTGCGAACTTGGTTGTATGAAAATTCAGGGTAGTAGATAAAATCTTCTGACTCCACCCATACTTCTATGTCTTTAGGTACAGGCATATCATACATGATTTCAGGAACGGCTGACAGATAAAACTCGGTCTTCATGCTACTTGCAAGCAATCCAAGCTCATCCATATACGTGGTCCAGTTGTCTGCACAAATGCTCATCTGTAAGCCGTCCATAGCTTGTACAATCAACGCGGTTCTTGCAGCACTGTCTGCTGTAGCACAACCAGCTATACCACCAGTAATGGCATTATATGCAACAGTATTACGAGCCTTCAGGTTGAGCATCCATGAAATGAACTCGTTCTGGTTGATCATGCTCTGGTCATCCTCGTCACTGACCACAACCACGAACAAATCAGCATCCGAACGAAGGAAGCCGCGGTTGTCACGGTTGACTATCGGCCATGTCAACCCATAGTACACGGTATCAGAAGGACGTTCCCAACCAGACCCTTGAATGCCTACGATTGCAAGATGTGCAAACTGCTCTATCGGGTCGACAGTGTCGATAGTGATGAAGTTGATATCTGTAAACGGGTCAACTCTTAGCCGCCCACCACCTTCCTCAGCCTCCATATCAGTTGTAACAACACCAATATGATAGTCAATATTACCTGACGTGAAGTAGCTGACAAAGCTAGGAAAGTTGTTACGGAGCTTTGTTTGTTCTTCTGCCATGGATCCAGATGAATCTACAACAAACAACACATCTAGTTTCGGCATTGATAGCTGACTAAACTGATCATGCTGATACATTGTACCAAGTTCAGGAGGATTTGGAACACCAGATACCTGTACTTCTTGATAAATATGGAAGTCTGGCGGGGTGCATGCGAGCATAAGCATAAAATATAGACTATGCATGTGCATTGATAGATGATGGCTGTACATCAGATAAACCCTCTTATGCCGTTATAGATAGCTTGAGCCAGCATGGTTTGACCCTCCGGTGAGTTCATCCATCGGGCTTCCTTCTCATTAGTGAAGAATCCACATTCAATCAGCACTGCAGGCATCGATGTCTTGTCTAATACGTAGAAGTGAGATTCGTGGTCTGCGTCTCCATCCTGAAGGTCCTTGCGAATGTTGACTGGCGCCTGCACCTGAGTCATTGCCAACACTATTGAGTCAGCGATCTTGTCTGAATTGGTGCGGCCCATCGATGTGTAGACCATGAACCCGTTCGCTTGGCTTCCTGGCCCCTTGAGCACGTCTCCTACAGCGTTGGCGTGGATGGACACATAGACACCCTTGTGACGATTAGCGTTTGCTACACGAGCTGCTAGGGCCACGTCCTGCGGAGTGAACACATGCCCATCTCCGACGGTCCGGCCTGTCAGTGCGTCAACAACCATTTTCCCATCGGCTAGGGCAAGTTGAGTGATTCTGCCGGCAAGCTCGCGATTGAAGACACCTTCATAGAAGCTGAAGCCGCTGTCAAAATGAAACTGCTTCCCCGCTGTCTGATATACGCCTTGGAGCATTCCCCCGTGGCCTGGATCGATAATTAACATGCTAGAACTCCAAATAATAAATCGTGAATAATGAATAATAAATTGTTATCAACTATACAAAAGAGACTTCAGTGCATCAGACAGACCAATATGTGTACTGTCCGAGATCAGTCTGCGAATCCAACCAGACAACGCGGGTTGACTACACCGACCATTGCCAGTAGATTCAACCTGACTTTTGCCACCGGTATAGGCAACGATGGCTTCCACAACGGGCGTCCGGTCTATGTCCAGGCTGACAATAGACCGGCGCTGCACGTCATCAAGCCTCAGAAACTCGACAGCCTCATCACTCAGGGAGCGCATCCACTCGACACCAGACTTGATCCGGGCGCAAACAGAAGGCTGGCTGATCCCAAGCTGCTTGGCAAGCTCGCCTTGAGTGACTTGGTCAAGGTAGAAGGCACGAACCGCAGAAGCCTTCTCAGGATGGAACATTGCTAGGAGGTCAAGCCGGTCATAAATGCGAGCTAGATCGGGATCAACCTCGTCAATTTCAACGTCAATGTCAATGTCAGTGTCAGCTGTGGGTTCAGTGAATATTTCGCCGCAACAACCTTCTTCCAATCGTTCCTCAGCCCAATCAATAGTGCTACCACAAAGAACAATCCGTCTCCAGTTGTTCGACATTGAAGGCAGTCCGTATAGTGCATCAACTTCCTGCTCAGAAAGTGTCATGCCTGGAACGGGACCGATAAGGGATGAAGGCCAATGGTATGCCTCGCTGCGAGGTATACGTAAATGTGTGTCTGTCATGTTGTGTCTCCTGTATATGAACGGCTGCCGTTCACATCTGTGCTGTCAAGCGTAAGCTAGCTTCGTGACGCTTACATACTTGACATTATACAGGAGATGTGCATCAATTGTCAATGTTGATCATTAATCATTAATTGTTGATGACTCTATTGTTGCTTGTGCCACTGTACTGATTTGATTGTACTTTCTGAGGGTAAGTGTCTTAAGAGGGTTGGTTGTGTGTTCTGTCTCGAATACTTGCCAGAACCCATCCCGTTCGTCAAAGTCTAGGTCTTCCCAGGTCAAGTACACGCTATCGCCAGCACGAAGCCACCAATAAGAGAGGTTGTCAATTAATACATCAACCTCAGTGTATCCGGCGGCAAGTCTCAATGCTAGTTCACCAGCGGCAATTGCAGTGGATGAATCCCAACATTCGGGAAGCTTGAGTTCATCACGACGATTTCCACCTATTATTTGCGGCGCACCAACTCTCGTCACCTTGCTAGATATACGTCTATGTGCAGTTTGACTTGCACCTGGACCAGTCCAAGACACAATGACTTCATCAATCTCAGAAGGTATAATTTTAATCGTTCCTGAAATCACTACACCAGCACCAACAACAAGTGATGCACTAGCTGCAGCTTGCCATGCAGGATCAACAACCTGAAGACTGTAGCCTTCCTGAGACCATCGACTGACCACACCAAAGCTCTTGAGTCGATCGTCAACCCAAGCAGTCGGAGTGATTGAATCATCAACGTACCCGCCGATGTTGTAGCGCTGGAGATATCTAGCCGCCTGTTGAAGAGAACTTTGATCGATAGGGACTGTCGAGAATGAAAGGATGTTCTTGACCAAGTCACCAAGTGAACTAGTTGTAGCTCCACCGTGTTTCCATGAAATCCAGAACTCATTTCCCTTTCGATATGGAATGGTTTCTGATTTCTCTTCGAGTGTTGTGGCACCATTCATCATGTCAACTAATGATACAACACGCCCACGCCCATCTTCTCTAATGACAATCGGACAATCCCTTGTCAGCCAACCATCACCGGCATCACTTTTCGTCCAGACCTCAACAATATCAGCTTCAACAGCCCCAACAGAAGCAAGTAGATACCTTGGATACCCGAGATAAGTATTTGAAAGCTCATAAGTGTTTGGTGGGTTTGGTGGATCATCGTAAACGGTAGTATATATGGTAATTGTCACCTCTTCCCGATCGATTGCTAATGCTGGCGTTGCTCCGGCTGTACTGGTCGTTCTTGTTGTTACCCAAGCAATGTTGTCGATCAATCCCCAACCCTTCTCTGAATAGTCGATTTCAAGTGTACCGTCGGAATCGGTCTGTGTCTCGTACTCAAAAGATCCTGGTGCACCATATACAAGTGGATATCGCTTACCCCTCGCATCTTCAACTGCAAGAGGCCATGTACGTTCTTCAACAATAAAGTTTGGATGAACCAAATCCCCGTAGTCGTCTTCTTCGTTGCCAATGAGATTGATAGACACATTTGTCAGGAATGGACTCACTTCAATGTCTGAAATGCGACCCTTCTTGAAGACAATGCGCTTAGTGAAATCTGCAACCATATCAGCATCAAACGGAATCAGACTAAGCTCAGCACTGCCAGAACCAAGACCACGAAGAAACCGAGGAATGCTATCAACTGTGTCAGGAATGGGGAATGCGCTAATGTTTGAATCCGTATTTGAGCCGCCCACACGTTCTCTCACATTATCCGATGCAAGCCCCCAATGTACAGCCACATCAGGAATTACAATGTCTTCCGAAGCAATAAAATACCTAGTGTCAGCCTCAAGGACAAGCAACCAGGCAAGACCATCAACAACACCTTGTGGAATAGCAGACATTATACTTCCTCTCTGATAGTAATAGTTCCTACACGGATAATCTCAGTTGAGTCTTCCTCACCTTGAACCGCATCATGTGTGACAGAAGATGTGATCCGACCATGTAGGAAGTTGTGACGTCTTGGTAGGACTTCATAATCGCCACTTGACTCAAGCTCAGTGAAGTTCGGGCGGCGCGGAATGTATACAACCTCTCCAGCCTCGCCATTTATTCTCTCAAGCAACGCCTGAATCTGCCAAGGGGTAGAGCCTACGTCTGCCCAGGGAACGTCTCCGCCGATCCAGTCAGGGTTTCTAGAAGGCTTCATGACCGGTGATGTGTCTACGCCGTCGGTCCAAGAGACTTCAGCAACACGTCTGGCAGGCAGCTTTTGCTTAGGCCGAACCCGACCGCTCGGGAGTTCGGCCGTCTCGACTTCCACGCTATGCCGGACAGACCGACTCCAATCAGGATCATCTCCCATGACCATCACCTGTCCGAAAAGCAAGCGCTGGAGTTCTCGGTAGTCAATGCTATCAGGCCAGATGTTTGTGGTAGCAGGGAAGACAACACGGACTCTGCTAATTGATCGTGTTCCAATGTTGATCAGAATAAGCAAGTCTTTAGGATAAATCTCAACCACCCCATCATCTTCTGTTTCGGCTTCCATTGACTTGCATCGAATAACAGGCTGCTTAGAGAGACTGTCGGGATCCCACTTGCCACCATCGGTAGTGATGATTTCGTACATATTCTGACCAGCACCATAAGACAGCCAGGAACCAGCAAACTCATTGTCTCTGAATGACCATGTATTTGTCGCGCCAACACCATCTACGGGTCTGAGAGCATTACCGACCAACGAAGCCCGGATACCATCAACTCCCATAGAAACACCGTCGTTGATATATTCAGACCAGCCGTCAACTTCATCGTATAGATCAACGAAGAAGCTCCCATCATGAAGCATGCCTTTCAAAAGCAAACCGACGATAGGACCTGAGATAGCGTTCTTAAGCCTTGCAGTGACAACCTGCTCACTAATATGTGGGCCGCGCCAAATCAAGCCAGGATCGGCCGACAGAACATGCTGAACATCGTACTCATAAGCATTTGCAACTGTCCAAAAATCATCTGCTGAAAATACACCACCAAGCGGGGAAATCATAATGTCGTTTCCCATGTATAGAAGGTTCCCAGATAGCTGTCTTCCCTGCACGTCTTCGAGTTCACCTGTTGGCGGAGCGCTTGCAGCACCATCAAATTCTTCTATGTGTAGGAATTCCATAATATTTGTGGTTTGACTTGCATCAACAAATCCGCCCCATTCAACACGGGAGGCAGTACTTATGCTCCAAATGTTTGGATTTGTTGATGTTGTGCCAGTTGCATATTCCCACCGGAATGCCTTACCTTGAAGACCTAGTATTCCATCATCGGTTGCATAGTCATCAAGTTTTCGCTGACAGATATAGTATACCGCTGTCGCGTGCGCGATATCCATATCAGCATAAATGTAAAACTCAGAACCATCTGCGGAGTCAAATGCATGAGTCCGAACAAGCGTAGCACTGGATGTAGTTTCCTGATAAACACTTACAGTTGTTGCATTAATTGAAAAGATAAGACCATGATTTGTGGTTGCTGGTGTTGAAGCAGAACGTAGTTTGATATGTACGGGACCAAGATGTCCAGAACGTACTGTTTCTGTTGTGCATACAATTCGGACGCGATGTATATGATTTGATATTGCTTTTGTAGGAAGATCTCTATACCATGTCCTACCTTGCCCACTTCCTGAGCCAGTAATATCAATACCAGTCGGACTTATAGTATGTGATGCAGTAGAAGTATTTACTGTCCACTCGTTGTCCACTGGATCCCAACCTAATGGAAGCCACTCATTACTCCAATAGCCAATTGTTGTTATGCCGTTTGCTCTGCCTGACCTTGTTGGATGACCTGTTCCGAAGGTTGGGCAGGTCGGCGCATACTCTGACCAACCTCCTATAGCTGCTACCGAACGACTGAACCCAGACCCAAAGAGGCTATATGCGGTCCAGACAATCAGCCCGTTTGTCGCACAAGCATCAACTAGGTTTGGTCTGATCGCAGTAAGGGTATTCACCTCAAACAGTCCGGAGTATGGTGATTGAAACTCAGAACGAAGTGTTAGCCATGTCAAACCCAGGTCTTGTGACTGATACACAACAACATAGTCAATATCTTCCGGTGGATATCGGACATATACGGTGGCGAATATTTTTCCAGACTCATCCGAAGATATGCATGTTTCAATATCTCTTGGTGTATCAGCGCTAACACCGTCACTCCATGCATATCCACTCATCTTTACATATGTACTTGACCAAACAGGCTCATATGGAGACACTGTTCTCAACATACGAATATTGAAAAGTGTATCTTCTTCGCACGCAAGGCCAACATAGAAACCATCATCAGTACCTTCAATGTCGGCTACCGAGAAACCAAAATCATCAGCGGTATCTTCGGTTGATCCGATGTACTCCCAGGACCTAGCTTGATCGCCTGAAGCCCATTGATGTACACGGTACTGACCGTCCTGTAAGAAGGTTGCAAGCAGCAAGTATTTACCTGCTGAATGACCAACCCTGACTCTGATTAAACCATCTGTATCTATATTGAAAACAGATAGAGGTATGACTTGGTACACTACATCAACAGGTATAGAAGTTGAAACAGTTCTATCATATATAGATGTACCAATGAATGCTCCATAGCTACCACCTGAAGTAGAAATTCCAACCTTAACAATTTGGTTTTCCTCACCAGCACAAACATCATGAGTGGGTATATCGTTTCCAATAAGAGCATGGGAATATACAGGACCAAGAGACCAACCCTGATACCCACCCCAACGGCAAACTCTGCTATATTGCTCATCTCCGATGCTGATAAATCCCCAAATAACAACAGGATCAATATGGCCAAGATAATGTGTTTGTTCATCATCTTCATTGTACTGTGATAAGACCAACTCAGCAGCCAAGCCCGTTCCATTTGCAACGCCGGAACGACTTACAAGTACATTGTATTCTGCCTCACCAACTCCGGTTCTTGTTGTATAGACAGTCTTTAGCGCACCCGTTCCAACATTGCTGTCGGAAGGTGTTGCTGGCCCAACTATCGGATTCTGTGAGGAAGAAGCGGTAATGGATTGAATCCGCTCCGGAATAAGAAATCCAGTCCACCCAAGTCTATTCACTGATACGTCTGACATTGTTTCACCTTCTAGTTGCGGATCGGCCTTTTAGACCTTGTCCACGGATTTGATCTTCTACTCTGGCCTGAAGTCCATTTCTTCCTTTACGACCTGCAGCCCAGAAACTATCTACTGTTCTTCCATCGATGTTGATGATAGCCATAGTTGGTTGGTGTTGTGAGGAAAGGGGTGCGCCGGAATTTAGGCGGTCAATTCCGGCTTCCCCACCGACAGAAGCAACGCCAGCACGAGTCAAGAACCCCTCACCCGCTTGAGCCGTCACGGACATTTCATCGGGCTGCAGGATACCACCGGTATGGAACTTTGGTTGCTCGCCAGCAATGATCCCAACCTGAACAGCACCAAGCACACCTGCAGCAACAGCCATCGCAACACCGGCAGGACCTGGGTTCGTTGCAAGCATATTGACAATGGCAGCAGCGGTATTGATAACAGCCATTGTGATGCTTAGAGCTTTCTGGATTGCAAAGTGTTTCTTAGCCGCTTTCTTATATGCTGCTGATTCCTTATCCATGTTCTTGGTTTTGTTCTCAAACAGCATATCTGATAGGTCAGAAAGTGAACTTGTGACACTTGCTCCGATAGACAATGCAATGGATGCTGTCTCAAAATCACGATCTCGCTTTGCCTTTTCTAGTTCCTGAGATTTCTCGTCTCTCTCAAGCTCTTGAGTCAAGGCAAGATATCCCAATGCAGCCTCTTCCTCAGCCGCGCTCGCCTTTGCCTCTTTTAGTCTGTTAACAAGCTCTATACGTTGCTCACTGTGAAGACTATCCAATGCAGCCATCTCACTCATGCCTTCACGTTGCTTGGCACGAAGACCACTCTCAACATCACCTATAATCTCTGCAACTTTAGCAGCTTGCTCAATATTCTTTTGCTTGCCTGCTGTTTGTTCAGCACTTATTTTGTCCTGAGCAGCCTTTCTTTTCTCTGCCTCTTTAACCATGAATGCAGTAAGTTCAGATTCATTCTGCTTCAGGATTGCAATCCGACCTTCTTCCCGGTCAAGGTCAGACATCTTTGCTGTTTCAGCTAGCTCTTCAAACTTCGTGAGCCGGTCTTGTTGCTTGGCTAGAAGCTGGTCTTCACCCGACATAATAGAACGCTGGGCATCAAGTACCATTGTAGCGGCTGTCTGGGCAGCACGAGCCCGCTCTTCTGCATGGCGCTTGTCATCAGATGTGGCTTTGTCATTGCACTTTCGAGTCTGTTCGTGTGCCTTCTGTGCATCCTTGTCATCGATAGACGGACCAGGAAGCCCAAGCAGCTCGGCTAGAGCTTGGGCTTCTGCCCTATGTGCTTCGGTAGCTAAGGTTGCAGCAAAGCCCGCCCCTTCGGAAGCCTTGCGAACCTCATCCAATTCAGCCGCTGCATCCCGACCCATATCTGCAAGCGTACCGGTCGCCAGTGAAGCAGCATCCATAAGTGGGATCAATGCAGCCAATGGGGGGAATAGAAGCACGGCATTAGCTGCGGCTAGACCAAGTCCAATCTCAAGAGCAGAAACCCCGCCTGAGAGACTGGCAACACCGTTGTTCAAATCAATGGCTACCTGAATGCCGCTGTTGAGCCCCTCAATAAGCCCCACAACCGCGTAGCCGGCCTCTTCGATAGCTGGGGACACCATGCCAGTGAGGGTCACTCCTAGACGCGATTCAGCCGCATCCATGGTCTCTAGCGCTGCAGCAGCCTCACGAATGGCAACCTCATTTCGTTGGACAACCGTATCATGTTCACCAAGGATTTCAACTGTATCTTCAAATGCCCTTACAGACTCAAGAGCTGCAGAACCAAGCTTATAAATGGTACCGACTGTAATTGCAGCAGCCGCAGCTACAGCACCAACACCTACTGCGAATTTCAACGCAGACTTGCTTGCATCACTCAGTCCATCAGAAGCTATTTCAGAACCATCAGCTATAAGAGAGATGGCGCCGCCGATTGGACCACCGATGACGCTTCCTATCTTCCCGAGCTTGTTTGCCTCAGCAGCTACCTTCTCTGTGGTTGACTTGGCGGCTTCTTCTGCCTTCTTGGCTTCATCCTCGATTTGCTTGATTCGCTTGCGGTGTTCTGCCTCGGTAGCTTTTGTTTTACGTTGTTCAGCCGCAATCCAAGCCTTAGCAGCAGCATCAGCGCTAGAGGCAGTAATACCTTCAACACTGTTGATGTCTCTGATTGCCTGTTCCAGTCTTGTTCGGAACTCAACTTCTACAACTGCAGCCATTAGCTTAGCCCCTTCGTGATTAATGCAGCAAGCTCACTAGCCCGCTTGTTCGCTGGTTTAAGGAGCAATTCCCTCCAAACCGACTTTTTTGTACCTTTGACTCTGACATAATATCCATATTCAATGTCATATGTCAGACCAACAGATATTGAATCATCGTCTATCTTTGTATACTGCTTCAGTGAATCCCTCAGTTTGCCGGTCTTAACTGGAGTAGTATTACTGGCCGAATCTTGAATCTCACTTGAAATATCATACATGCTTTTGATGACAGTGTTCTCAAGCTTTGCAATGAACGCAGCAATCTCATCAGGGACCGAGCTTCTGATAGATGTATATGGTGTTGATGACTTTTTACGCATTGACATGTTAATCAATCATCTCCACCAAGTAGTTGTTGATTTGGTTGTTGTTGTTGTTTCAGTTTCGATTTCAATTGCTGTTCCCGTTTCTGTTCTTCTATGAATTGAAGAGCAGTCTTCGGCTTCTCGACTTGATGATCGATATTCCACTTTGCAATTAGGTCGGCCTGGATTGATTGTTCTAGGGAGTCGAACCAACCCGGATCTCTATTCCATGCTTGCTCAATATTTAGGATCAAAAGATCAATCGACCCCTTGCCTTTTGATCCTCTTAGTTTTTTTCAGCTCCGTCAACCATTGCTGAAGTCAAACTGTTTGCCTTCTCTCGTAATATACAGAAGCTAGCAGCACTTGCAATTATAATTTCGTCGTATGAAATACCTCTCTCAAGCAGTGTATCAATGACTTTACCACCATAGACAAGCACATTGTATGTCTCACTGTACTTCCCTGGCAGACCTGGACATTGACCATTGTCCCAACAAACACCTAGAGCCGCAGCCCATGCACGATGATTGTTGATAGAGGTTGCTGTGTTGATTTCATAGAAAAGACTCCGGCTGCGTGGAAGCCCAAGTTTGACCTTGTACTTACCTAGAACAACTTCCTTGTTCTGTATGATTTGATCGACCAAGCTCATTGCCTTAGTCTCTACTTCTGTCTCTACTTCTACTTCTTGACTCATGTTGTCCTCCAATTAGAATTTATATATGACTAGCTGCCAATCATATATGTATTATCGTGGGGCAGTAAACAGTGCAGCACCATTGATTTCGATATTGCCATAGCAGGTGAAATTGCATGTGATTGTATTTGGCTCGCCTTCACTGAAGTCAAAGGAAAGAGCGGCTTGCAGAAGCTCAACAGTATGATCTGCGCTGTCACCATAGGTCGTGCCTTCCATCAGGAATCTGACGTCGCAACAATCAACATCACCAATTGTAAGGGTTGTGACTCGGCTTGCGAAGGGGCTACCTGGAGTCTTGGCAATCCAGTCAATCAGTGTTCCAGTGCCGGCTTCAGATAGATCAGTGACCATGAGACTGAAAGAACCTGTTGGATATGTTGGAGCGGCAAGACGAACAGAACGAGTCTTCCCGCGACCAGCGTAAGTGACAACCTCGCGAAGCTCACGATTCAACCCACTGAAGGTAAAGTCAGCGTTGTCATACCGCATATTAAGAGTGATAGGTGTGCCAGTGCCATCGGAAAGCTGAATAACACCAGCGTCATGTGAGTGCTTGACAATGTTTGATAAAGCCATATTATTTTATTCCTCTATTGGTTTAGGATGTGGTGGAAGAAGGGTGCTAGGATCTGGTGTTAAAAGGCTTGAGTCATCATCGAATTGAATCCTTACAGCCTCACCATGACCAATCTGTTCTACTGGATACTCAAGAGTAAGTGTCCAGACGTCATCTATATTTAATGTGTACTCTATAGCCTTCATATTAGGCTCCTATCTTGTAGCAGATTTGTTCTACTTTTATGGTTGCACTGGTTGTGAGAAGGTTGGCCGCGTCATATCCAAGAAATACAACTAGTTCGGGTGTTCCCGGTGTTGCATCAAGGCTTGTTGCTGACTGAACGTCTGAGATGTACACACCAGACGAATCAAGACATGTGATGCTTGCACTTCCTAATCTGTAGCTACCGCTGTTGATCAGGCTTGGTGCAATGGTACCCTCAATAGACTTGAGACCTGTTGCTGTTGCTGTTGCATTGATACCAACGCTGGTTGCAAGGCTTCTGAGTATGGCAACGGTTCCAGTGCTGAAACCCCAGATTGCAAGTGTTCCCGCACTAGAGCTTGTTGGTTGTGTCTTGACTCCGGTCATGCAAAGCAAGCTGTTGCCTGCACTTGCAGAAACAATCGTGACCCTGGCCATCACAATCCAATCCCCGGTTGTGATGGCTGCGGTATTTCCAGCAGGATCTTTAAGGTCGAATCTAAGTGTCACACCTTCTGCAATACCGTCAGTGACTGCATTGTTTCCAGTGAGCTGAACGGTGTAGTTCCCACTTCCTGCCGACACAACTGAATATGTCAAGCCGGAGGGATTCAAGACACCCTTTGGAGCAGTAAGATCAACGACGTGTGGTGTACGATTCAATACTACCGAGCCACCACTTACACTTAGACCAGACTCATAGACAGCAACAACAATCTCATTGTCAATTTCAACTGCATCACCAAGGATCGGTACAACTTCACCTGAGACAATCTGTGTTGCCTCTCCAAGCACGGGAACTACTTCCCCACCGACTATCTGTGTGGCGCTGCCTAGATCGATTTGAACCTGGTTTGAGCCGTTGATGCTGAGAGCTGTTGCATGGTCGGGGTATGGATAAAAGTCAACCTCGTTGTCAACAAGGTCTAGCTGAACACCCTGGCCTAGAATCGCTTCAACGGCCCCTGAGACGACTTCAACCGCGTCCCCCAGCACTGGTACTACCTCACCATTAGAAATCGCTGTAGCGGCTCCTAGAGAGGGTACAACGTCTCCCCCGGGTTCAATCTCAACCCCGCTTCCTAGATTGATCTGGACTTCGTTTGAGCCATTGACTCCGAGTGCATCGGCATGAGGAGCATAAGGCTTGTAGTCAATGTCATTGTCTAGACTCAGATAGACACCGGACCCAAGAATTGGATTGACAACATCTAGCTCATTTGCTTCTACGCCGGGACCGAGGGTGTATCCGACAACTTCATCAGCCTCGCCTTCAGTTGTATATACATGATGCACTTCCCCGGTAATTGTGATTTGAAGGAATGTTCCGTCTGCAATAAATTCCCTGTCAACGCCAGATAGGACCATCGGCATGCTACCGGTCCAGTCTGTGACGCTGATTGCATCTAGCACCGTGCGTTCTGTTTCGAGTGCTGAATCAACGTCTGTGGATTGAGCATCAGGCCGGATTCGCAGGAACAACCGAACCCTGACAGACGTTGAAACCCTCGGACCTTGTGTATCCATGGTTTTGAGTCTGCCTTTAGGATCTAGTCCGAAATTGGTACTGCCTGTTTCCACCATGAAGAACTCACCGGTTGAACCTTTACCATCTAGTAAGGTTTCAGTGAGATATACACTTTCATGAAGTTCAGGTACATTGGTTGATATTGCTGTGGCGATTCGGCTTCGTAATTGAGCACATGTGATTGGATTGGACATTAGATTCTCCCGCCGAGCCAAACTACAGCAGGTCTCTTACTGCCTGAAATACGTCCAGCATCAATTGCATTGTCATCATCTTCATTGTGTTTGAGCTTGACTAGTTTCCATGCATTCTCTGCAAGTTCATAATATCTCATTGATTGTGGTGTGAATGCATCATCTAGTCGAGAAGAGAGGGCCGCGAAAATAAGGGCAAGAGCCGTATTTATTACTACATCTCTTAGTGCATACGGAGAAACCACAAGCCATGGCCGTCTCCCTGCCTGGATCAGCTTGAGTTGCACGCTGTTCCAGGCTTCCTGAATCAGCCCATCTTGAGCCGCTGCGGTCATTGCAGTCATTGGCTTGCTTCCCGTCTGATCTAATGAAGGAACTAGTTTCCAGATATCCGAGGTTGTGACTGGACAGACAAGCCTAGACTTCACCAGCATGGCTTCGTTTTGGAATCGATAGGTCTCATCGCCAATGACAAGATCCCAGACTACGTACCAATCCTCAGACAATGACAGGGTTGAAGCTGGAGTGTATGAATACTGAGCTATGTTTGAAGTGATAGTGACTGATTGTGCGGATACAAGTGCTGCACCCGATGCATCATAAATAGATACGGTTCCGCTGGTTGGTGCAGTCAGCGCCCCAGATATATATACAGGACACTTAAGAATATTGACTACACCGCGTTCAAAGATGTCTGGCAATTCGAGTCTTGCGGAGAGACCGACAGGTATTGTTGCTGGCATTGATTGATCCTGTAAAAAAGAAAGGGTGCGCGGCTGAAGGTATCAAGCCAGCGCACCCGCGTGTGTGTTTAGAATATATGTATATGACTAGCTGCTAGTCATTATATATAGTATCAGTCTAGAGCAGATTGAACCAAGCAGGTCACAACAAGTCTGACCGCTCCGGCAGAAGGAGTATTGTCAGCACCGCCAGACAGTACAAAAGTAGCATTGGTTGTAGCCGTGGTAAGCTCACTCTCAGCAACGGTCATCTTGGTACCTGCAGTGAAAGCACTGATAGTACCTAGAGAAGCAGTTGATCCGCCGGTAAGAGCGAATGTACCGGTTGTGCTGTTTACGCCAGCGATTGAGGTTGTGACTTTTGCAGCAACACCGATTACATGTGCAGCAGCAGGGATGGAAAGAGTAAGAACGGTGGTCGCCCCATCAGTTGCAACAGTTGTTACACCGCTGTCATAGTGACGAAGTGTCATTTCCCCGCCAGCAGAATACAGATCGTCAACAACAATCGGCTCCCTGGCAGTAAGGCTGTCAACTCGAACATCGCGTAATTTCATGGTAGACATGTGTGTTTAATCCTTAGAGCGACACTTCTTCAGCGTCTGATAGATCAATTTGGGTTTCTTGTGATTCAAGTTTGCTGATTTCAGCTTTGAGAAGATCAACTGCTCTAGACATCATTGTAGCTTGTGCATTAGCACGGTAGTCCATCTTAGCTTTATTTGTTGCACTGGATAGAGAACGACTGCACTTGGCAAGCTCACGACGTAATGCTGGAAGACTTGGACCAGAAATGATATCTCTCTCGACTAGAGACCAAACCCATTTATGCATTGCAGCACGATCACAAGAAAGTGTATCTGATCCTGCATAAACACGGTCGAATAATGTGATGAATGCATTGTAAATTCTTCCATTCTTATCTGTCTCGATCTTACGAACGTAAGACTTACCAACTGGTGAGTGTCTGTGCTCGATAATTTGCCATCCATTTCTCTTGGCACATGAGACTGAAGGATTGATATCATCACCTTCTTTGTTTTCACATATACCTGCAAGCTTATGGATTTGCTTGAAGCTAGGAAGTAGAAGAGGCTGATCATTCTCAAACCGGACTGACCAGCTTTCTGGATTTACAGCTAGATAAAAGATTGTGTTTGGTTCAATTCTGGGAAGCCTGACATCTGCCACTTTCGTATCAGATAGTACAGCCTCTTCACCTTGAAATCTAAAGGTCTTGCTCATGTTGATTGTCCTCTCAGATAAAAGCCGTTCTGGGTGGGGTTGCTGGGAGGACAAACAGCAACTTCCACCCAGAATAGCAAACAATGTAGATCTACAATTTATTATTCATATTGTATGTATGGCTGGCATAGTGAATCCAGCCATACAATTAATATATTCGTTAATCATGCATCGCTGTTGAGGGTAACACCGCGAGCATCAATCCCAAGGGAAACACCCATGTAGGACTCGATAACAAGCTGGGAAAGGCCCTTGTTGGTAAGGATGCGGGTGACACGAACACGTTCACCGTAGACAACCTGATTTGCAGGGTCCTCGACTAGAGGAGCGCCATCAGCCCAAACAATCGCGCCTGGAGCCATCATTGCACCCTTGCGATCCCCACCGGAGCTAGGAACGGAAGTGCTGGTGAAGACGTCAACACCGGCTAATCTGCCGACATACCCGGGACCCATAGAGGCAATTAATGCTGGAGTAGCTTGATCAAAGCCAAGTGATCCACCGGCGGTTGTGGCTAGCTCAAGCTCTAGCTCACCCCATTGCTTAGGATGTAATAGCGCGAGGTAAGGACCCTGAGCATTTGCACTGGCAAGGGTAGACTTAGCAGCAAGGAAGTCATCTAAGGTCATTACGCTAGAGGCGGTCTGGGTTGCGGTGAATCCATCAGCTACGTTTGCAACAAGATCAACAAGTGTGCGTACATAGTTGTTGTAAGAGTCAGCAGCGATGAACTGAAAATTCAGAACACCATTGACATCGGTCATTCTGGCGAGGTCGCCAATTTCACGCTGAATTGCATACCGAGCAACAGCTACTTCACTCTTGCCGGTTGTAAGAGCTACGTTGCTTGCAGCAGTACCTTCAGCAGTTGCTGACATAAGGTCGTATCCACCGAAACCATAGTGAGGAACGGTGACTGTGGTGCTAGCTCCACCATTGGCCTGTCCACCGTAGAAAATCGCAGGATGTGCAGGGATAGCTTCGGGAGATTGAAAGAGTGAGAGCCATAAGCTGGAGATGGCCTCAGCAGCCATAGCATCAGAAAGAGCAGCAAATGTGACTTCGTTAGCCATTTTGTTAAATCCTATATATTAGAGTTTGTAGATGTACAATGTAAAATGTAAAGCGATTTGTTCATGATGCCCATAGCGCAGTTTTACATCATGCTAGATGATTGGGCCTTCTATATATATGTTGTGCCCAATAGATATATTATTTGGACTTCTGAAGCTGAGCAACAAGTTGCTTGACCTTAGTCCAATCCCTTGTCTTCGTGGCTTCTTCTCTTGCGGCGCGGAGCATTTCTGTTGTTATGTTTCCTTCTGATCCAACATCATATCCATTTGTTTTAGGTGATAGATTTGGTTTTACAACAGAAGAAGGTTGGGCCGCAAAAAATGGCTGTAACATCTTAGGCCCTTTACTTGGGTCTTTCTTGATATCAGCCAGCCATGTTTCAACATCTGGACGATCTTCAACAGGCAACCGACTATAAGAGAATTTGACAGCGTCCATTGCTTCCGGGTCGGACATCCCCGCCCGGAGCAATGCCCGTTCAAACTGCCATTCAGATTGCGCTGCAGTGTGTCTTGTTTCGAGTTCCTTGTACTTGGAATCAAGTTCCTTGTACGGTGCAAGCTCGGCTTCCATTGCAGCAACACGCTCATCTAGTCGTTTCTTTTCATTGTAGACTTCGGTGAACCTACTGTATGGAACAGGGCCACGCTCGTTGGTGTTCTCAGTGTTTTCAGTATTCTCAGTGTTTTCATTCTGAGTCTCAGTATTGGTATTAGTCTCAGTATTAGTATCAGACATTTGCTTGGTCCTCTCTATTGATTTTTTCGATTGCAATTTGTGCTTCTTCAGCGCTTTCACCGTATAGCTGTCTACGTGCATCCACTTTACTCAAGAGACCTGCACTGACTTGCTCTAGGATTCGCTTCTGCCGATCGGCCATCTCACCTTCACTCATCGATTGAGAGCGATACGAAATGGTCCATCCCTTCTCAGGTAAGACAGGTTGATCTAGATATGAGTTGACCATGCAAGCGATCGTCTCAAATAGTTTGACGTCGGAGCGCTTGAATGCTGGCTCAAACTTGCGACTGGCTGACTTCTTCCCTTCTGTGCTGAGAGCTAGAGCGTAGCCAGAACGAGGATCCCCGCTGATTCTCAACAGGTCAGTAGCAGGGATGCCAGCGTAGGCAGCTAGACGGCGTTCATCCTCACCTACGGCAGTTTGCATTTCTACAGGACTGAATGGCGGTTGCCATTGACCTGTAGAAGGTTGAACTCCATCCATTATTGCTTCGAGCATGATAATAGTGCTTGGATCAGCAATGAGTTGCGAACGTCCTTCTACTTCAGAACCTGCAAGATTGCAGTTGATTGCATACCGTTGCGCCCATGCAGCATTACGAAGGTTGTAGTGATATGCGCTACGGTCAACCCCTATTTCAAGTGTACCAGCTACAAGCTCAGACCACTCCTCATGGTTCCATAGATTGCTTGTGATTTGTGCATGGTAAATGATATATGGAAGAACTGGTTTCTTTGTTGCCGTGAAGAAGGGATAGTTGGCGCCGTAAAAAACACCACCAAGAACCAATTCAGATATATCATCGCCAGTCTTACAGTCTATAGCACGAAGGTATGGTGTGGTATCATTGTCACTGGCCTGATACCACACCCAGCGTTCCTCATCATCTATACAAACAAGTCGTGCTTCAGAAACAGTTTGTAGCTCATATGACTTGACATGCTTGGCACTTGCCACAACCACATCTGGATATACTGGACGCAGACATATGCTTGCAGGAAGGGCAGGATCATCACTCTCAACTACATCAACGGCAAGCAACATCTCACGCAACCCGAGAGTCAATCTCTGCAGGTTCTGCATGATGCTTGTGTATCCAGCTTCAGCCAGCATTGCGGTCATCAATCCAGCAGCTTGCGGATCAACCGTGTTTCCAATGTCAGGATTCTCATTGTAGTTGTTTGATAGAGTAGTGCAGACACTTGAGAATACATTGCTTGATAGATCTACATCTCGAATTACATCAGATCTAGTTGTGCCTAGACTTGTAGTAAGACGATGTTTCAGGTCGCTTTCCCATTGACCGGTGAGCATTCTGCGACGGAGTCTAGAGTGTTCCCATCGAACTACATCAGAATTATTCTTTGGCACTGGCATTGATAGCATTATACTTCCTCACTGATATATAGATAATGTTTGATGTTTGATATTTAATATTTAGTAGTTCTTGAGTACAGGTACGTTCTTCTTCTTGCGTTCCTTGAAGATCCAAGGTCTAAGCGCATATCTGAGAGCATCGATGATGTCTTTATATTTACAGTTCTTGGAGCCGTCATGCTTGTTGAGAGCTTCAATCAAGTTGGTACATGAGGAATGAATTAAGAAACGACCGGGTGTCAGGAGCTGATTATGGAGATAAGTGATACCCTTCTCAACTGAACCGACGTTTGATTGCCCTTGCTTTACTGGTAGAATTCTAGGTGCAAGTCTGAGCCTATCGTGTAAACCTATCTGTTTTGAGATATAGTCTTCGATGTCATAGTTTCCCTTCCTGCATAACATTCCCTTTTCTGCGTTTGGCTTGTCACCATATGCATAGTCTAGTTCATTCCACTCTATATTTAAGCGCTTCATCATAGACAGTATATTAGATGCATCCTGTTCTGCTGTTGTCATTCCATCACTACTGTATTCACCAAGCACATAAATGGAGGTATTGTCACCTTTCTCCACTACACCGACCAGAACCGCTGTCTCTCGACCGATTCCCTTTCCATGGTCGATTCCAATAGACAGAACAAGCTCATCATTTGGAAGCTTATGTGTAAGGTGACCATTCCCGCTTTCCCGGTTGTAGATTGAATCCTGGAATGCCTTCAGGAACTTATCGAAAGAACGGCCTTCCCATTCACCATCATTGCGAACAGGATCTTCATGAGGGAGAGTTTCGGCGCGAACTTTTTGAATCCATGCCTCGTCACAGACTGTACCATCATCCAATATACGTGGTCTTCCTGACTTCACATGGATAAGGTTCTTCGGTTCCAGCCTGAAGTGTAGGTCAGTGATCTTGCCCGCTTCGCATTGTTCTTTGAGCCAGTCACAAGGAGCGTTGATCGGAGTGAGACAAAGAGAGAGGGTTCCGCCCTGGCTTTGGACACGCTTCAGAATCTCTGCGAATTGACCCGGTTTGGCTGGAGGTTCGTCGAACAGCGCATGGTCAATGGACGCGGCTGAAAGGCTCAAGCTGTTCTGTTGGGTTGTCTTGATGACGATGGCTGAACCGTTCTTGAAGCGAAGTGACGGTTGGTGACCGCCAAAACCGTTCACTTCGTCGAACCGCTGCCTTGTGTGTACTTCTCTCTTTGGTGTCATGTACCATAGCTTCTTTTGGATTGCGATTGACTGACTTCGCGATGCACACATCACCCAGATCTCTTTGCATGTACGTCCGGGTTGATATGGGTGCCTACCAAGTGCAAGCATGATGCATTCCGCTAGTCCTGCCCAGGTTTTCCCGATTGCCTGGTTTCCTCCCCGTAGAAGCTTGATCTTGTCTGTGCATTGCAAGAACGTAAGCTGTGGAGGTAGCCAGTCTATATCATTTAGTGGTTCTGTCTTGGCAAGATCTGCAAGTGATTGAATTGCTCGAATTGCCCTGCTTAGTGTTTGACGCATTCCGATACCTTCTGTAATAGTCTCAACTGTACATCAAGACTGAGTTCTGGAATAAGTTCCAATAGATTGTTAGCAAGTTCATCAACAGACATCTCTGCGAATTCAAGCTGTGCTGTCTCTAGTTCAATGCGGCGGCGCTCTAGTTCAAGATGCATTGCTGAAGATGAAAACTTCTCAGCCGCAATCCATGAACCTTCGTCGGTGGCAAGCTTTGCCTTTGCTCGGAGTTGTTCGACTTCATCCGTGATCTGCTCAATCTCATTGCTGCGTCTCAAACGGCCAGCTTCCTCACGCAGTCTTCCGATACGCTCAACAGCCTTGACAGCATCACCTGTCTTACCGGTAGATTCAGCAAGTGCTTGGATGCGTTCCAGATCTTGTATCTCCTGAGTGATCTGGACTATCCTGAGTATCGGTGTTGGTATTGATGTGGATATTGATGTGGTCATAATGGTCCTCATATATG